GTCCCTTGGAACTTCCCGTATCGTGGGCCTAACGCAACTTATCTTCACAAGCCAGCCCCCAAAGTTGTAAAGGGGTTGGCCGCACACCAAGCCGTCGTGTGAAAACTCGGCGGCACACCGAGAGGATGACTACACTAGATTTTCAGGCTCCCAAGCCCGCGTCCGCCGCAACACCCCCACCCGCACCCGGCGCGCTAGACTAAACTGCACTGCCTCGGGTCGAGTTGGCTGACTACGCCGACCAAGGTACTACCCCACTGATACACCGCCGGAGTCACCCGGACGCAACAGTGGCAGGTTCCCAACCGCCCTAGAAATGTCATCCCCCCGCCGTGGACCCGCCTCAAACGTGGGAGTCGATCACAGGCTCATAGAGCCCAGGGTCAGCTCCTTCCCAGCGAGAACGTGGTGGTAACTCGACAACCTCGCGGGCCGAACCCACGACAACGGTGTCAAGAAGCCCCTCCACCAACAACTGGCGTTCCGGTGACCAACCGAAAGCCTTCTCGAAGCTGACGCGTGCCTCTCGGCACACCTCGACTACATCCTTTTCCTCCGCAAGCCACGCACCGACGGCAAAGTAGTCGGTGAGCGCGTCCAGAGGCACCGCCTTCCCAGAAACCGTCTGTCTGAAGACCCCAAGAGCAGCACGCTGGAGGACGGGAACACCGCGAGCCAAGGACAGCTCGCACTGTGCCACGCCACCAACCCAACGGCGCCCGAAAGACGGCTCTCTGAGCCACCTATGCGAAGCATAGGCGCCCGAGAGCACGGCCTCGGGTTCCCTGACCATCGTCCAACCCAAACGACGGCCGAGAAACACGGGTGCGGACCGTCCAAAACGAACGGCCTCGGGGTACGTCACTGGCTTTTCTAGCGTCAACTCATGCCCAGAACAGTCGAGCACCCGCTGGGCAAAGTCCTGGACGACCGTCCGGTAGACCACACCCGGTAGAAAGACTAGTGCATTGTCTCCGTCCACAAGTAAGTCAAACTTGCAGCCGTATGACTTCAACACTCCAACGAGAATGGAAAGCATGATCAGTGTGTTACCCATGCCTGTGTTGAAATCACCACTAGCCCGTCCACCAGGACGGCCGAACTTTACCCCAGAAGGCGTGACACCAGCAAAACGCTGGCGTCTTAGCACGTCTGCCAACGCCTGGTCGCCCTGGTAAGCGGCCAAGTAGACAGACGCCTCTGCTCGCAACTGGGCAGAAGTGACGTGGGCTTCGAAAGCCTTGGCGTCAACTTCAAAACAAACGCAGTCAGGGAACTGATTGAGCTTGCGCACAATCAGATTGGCCCGCCTGCGGGGGTTAAGGCCCTTACCCACAACCCTGGTATTCGGACCCCCGAATAGCCGCCTGCCCGTGAGATAACCCCACAGCCAGTGTTCGAACGGCTTCAACCAAGAAGCAAGAACCAAGTTGTACCTAGGTGACCGGGGGAAGATCATCCTAGGCTTGGGGTCCTTGGAACTCGACAGCTTCTCAGCCTTCAGAAACGCCCTAAGATAGATGTCCGACGAACGCAACGGACCATCCACCCTCAACGAGCGCTCTGCCTCGAGGTACCTACGGCGCAACAAACCACTATACGATTGCGCCGTTTCCAGGTAGCTCCATCGTTGCCCGCCGTACGCCCTAACAAGCTTACAAAGCTTGCCAAAGACAGCCAAAGGTGCCTCCCCAAGAGGGGCGGACGCCGGGTGTGGAAGAGGAGCCAGAGACCGCCAAGCCAAAGCAGCGATCTCATTGTGTGCGCAGTTCGCGTGAACTCCGGGGACCCAGGTACCTGGCAGCCCCGTCCTCCACGCGACCCACATTTGGCGTCTCTGGCGGCAACCATCACAGGCCAGATCAACGCGTCCAGCCTCCAAGGAGGCACCATCACAAAGGGGAGTCGGAACCCAACCTTCACAACGGCCGAACGTCGCGACCGG